CTTGGCAGTAGATGGAGCAATTATTTAGCGACTAATTTTATTGTTTGAATTATTGCGAGAATGATACCTGGAAATGAAAAAACAACCAAACCTATCTTTCCAAACAAATTAACTTGAGTTTTTAGTTTTTGCATTTCTAATTGCACATGATGAAGATGGTTGTCTTTCATTTCATCTATATTACTTTCTATAAGCTCTAGTCTTTTGTTTATTCGGGTGAAGTTATCTAAGACTAAAGCCCTGTAATTATCCCAATCTTGTGATTCCTTATTTGACATACAAAAAAACCCCCAACACTAAATGTAATTATTAATAATACACTAGTATTGGGGGAAATGTCAAGAATAATTTAACTCGTTTGCAGACGAGTAGCAGTCCAACCTTTGTGATGAGTACGTTCACCACGCCCAACTTTCGCTAGATGGGATTTGTCTAGTTTATTCTTCCTACGTTTATTTATAGAATCGACAAAGGAAGAAAGATTTGTAACAAAAAATGTTCGCTTTCCAGTAGGGTCATGTACAACCCAATTAGAATCTGCTCCATTTTTTGCATACACACCAATATAACCATTTTTAATTTTAGGGTTTAGAATTGTTTTCATTTATTATAACGCTCCTGTTATTTTCTTTTTCAATTGTAATCAAATTATCACATCCTACCTCTAATTCAGGTTTATGTGAGACTAATATTATTTGTAAATTCATTCTTTCTGAAATATCTCGAATGAAACTAGATGCTTGTTCTAAGTAATTTCGACTAAGAAACTTTAATGATTCATCAAGTATTAAGATTCTATTTGAATTCTTTAGATAAATAAAAATGATCTTTAATACTAATGAAATTATGTCATTAACACCACCTCCGCATGATTTTTGTGGGTCTACTTCTAATTCATTTTCAATGACCAGTATATCAATTGCTGGTTCATTTCTATATGAATATAATTTAATCTCAAATTTTATATCTTTTTCAAAAATACTTGTTAGTGCTTCTGTTACTAGATTTGTAAATAAGTTGCATATATCTTCTCTATAATTAGCTGAAACTTGTAATAAAAAGGTTTTCAATTCTTTAAGTATTAAGTTGTCTTTTGTTATCTTATCCTTTTGCTCTCTATCTGAAAGAATATTTCTCAGATATTCTTCCTCTAGAATAAGATTTTTATTTATAAGACTAGAAAGCTGTTCTATTTTTTCCATATTGCAGTATTCGGTAGTCTTACAATATCTTCTACTTTAATTAAAGACAATAAATCTTGTTTTCCCTTTCTTGTATAAACACAATACTTTGATTCTTCAGGTGATTTAACTTTAATCCCTAGATCTATATGAGCTTCACACCAATCTGCTAATTCTTTTCTAAAAGAGAGAATAAAAGAATCAGTTGTTTCAAATGCAATAAAATCTGCTAGTCCATGTAACCAACCTTCCTTACCTCTTACATTCTTTAACTCAATCCAGATCCATTCATCTTGGAATCTATCATCAGTCCTCTTTATTCTTTTCCTAGATTTGACATCAACCATTGCAGTCATAACACCATCTTCTTCATCTGAAGTTAGATGAAAATCAATATGGTCAAATTGTTCCATACCAGTTGCTGGTTTTACACCAAATCCTCTTAACTTTGCCAACCTAGAAAATTCTTCTTCAGCACTCAATCCTTCTTTAATACTTTGTTCATACATATTTTCTCCTATAAAAAGAAATGCCCCAAGGGATTAAGCCTTGAGGCAATTATTCTTCAATAAAGGAATTTTTAATTAAATGAAAGTGAACTGTCTGCTTGTTTCATCATTCCTGAAACATCTCCTGAAGAAGGTGCAGTAGTTGTAGTTGTTGTTGAAGTTCCTCCAGAAGAAGAATCATCACTTTCATATATTTTTGTTAATTTCTCAATAATCTCATCCCTAGTTAAAACCTTATAATATTCTTCTAGGTTAATTGCTTCATCTGTGACTGCTTTTTCCTCATCACTTAAAGGTGTAGCTTGCCTACCTGCTTGCAACTCATAACGCTGAATCCCTGGCTTATCTGCATGATACATACAGAGAAGATCATAACCTGTATCGTCAGCAGTTGGATCACCCATAGAAAATTGAGGATTACCACCTACTCCAGCCAATAAGAGAACTTTTTCAAAAGCAGTTTTCTTAAAGGAAACAATTTCGATACAATCAGGATCAGTCGCACCATTTTGTTTCGCTCTATTAATGGCATTAACTGATGCAGAGAATGATGCTCGTTGAATCTTAGCATCTTTACCCCAACTATCTGGAGGTAAAGGGAAAGAAACAAAAGGCAGTTCATTATGAGACTTACCTTCTAGTTGAGCTTCATAGACTTCATCTAAAGGGCAACCATTTGGATCAGGAGTAACCTCTGATGAATTATAATCGAAATTTATACAAGGGATAGGGGTGATGATTTTAGACCCATCAGCTTTATTTACATTAACAAAATGCAAATAGCGACGAACAAAATCTCCAAAAGGACGTACTGGAACACCCATTGATCCTGCTTCTTTCCAAATAAAGAAATTAGCAGAAGAAAGGCTAGTGTTGGATTCAGGTTGTGGACGCATATCAGTTAGTTTCATAATTTTTATTCTCCATTAATTTTTTAATTTTTTTTAAAAGCAAGTCATTTACTTGCTATATTATAAGTATCGACTAAAGCTCCTAGAACTTTAATTTTTTTTTGGTGAGGGTTTTAAAAACCCTCGAAAAACGTCTTCCTTACCTTTAGGGTAATTCTGACCATAAGAAAGGTGGGAGATTAACCCCACCTTTTAACCAAACATCATAACAGTTAAGCTAATAGGAGTATTGACATAAAAAAAATATATCCAAAGAAAGGACGTTTATTTTCCCTGTCACTTATATAATGACTAAATCTTAAATTTATTTTTTCTCAAACTTGAAGATTTTTTATAATTTTTTCTGCTGTTTTTTCTCCAAGTCCAGGTATTGCAAGAATTTGTTCTTTTAATGAAAGTTCCCAACTTTTATCTCTATCGGAATCCCTAAGTTGGTCATCTCCATCTAATTGTTCATCTAAAGGTTCTCTTTCATCTGGAGTTGAAGTAGAAGTATCTGTATTTGCACCAAGGTCTGCAAAAGGATTTGTTTCTTGTGCAGTTAATAAATCAGCACCAATCTCATCCCAATCAGTTTGTTCTAGTTCTTCCAACCCTGTAGGCACACCTTGTTTAATGGCAATCTTCAATGGAATATTCCCCCAACGAACTGGAGGTAAACCATATCTTTCTTTACGAACCCAATTAGGAGTTAATACACCTTGGGCTAATGCTTCTTTATCTAATTCCCATTGTTCTGATTCATTTAATTCTCTATCCAACCCCCAATCTAAATAAACATCCTTATATCCAAATCCACCTTTATGACCTATTAATGGATTAGGCAAACTCCAAATTAATTCAGAGTTGAAATGATAAGCAAATGTAGTCAATTGAGGTAATAGAGCATCTCTTTCAAATTGTTCTTGCTGTTGTTCAGAATTTAACTTTCCAGTATTTGGAGTGACCATACCAAGAACTAAAGGTTGCATATTAAACACTGACATTATTTGTTCCAACATCCATTGAGAATATTGTTTAAAAGACATTTCATTGGGATTTAAACCAATCTTTTCTATTTTAACTTGACCTTCTCCTTCTCCAGTACTAATCAATATAGGTCTATGTGGTTTTCCTCTTAAATTACTATCCCAATATTCCTGATATTCCTGAAGTCTATCAATAGAAACATTATTGAACATAACTGCAAGTCTTGGTGTAGCATCATTTCCAAACAGGTCTGCATTGTAATTCTCCACTTTTACTGAGTTAACTATTGTTTTAGCAAGAGTTTCTATCTTAGAAGTTCCATAAGGAGTTCCTGATCTAGGATTCATAACTAAATAAATTACTTCATCAATGCCATACCACAATCCAACAGGATCACTTTCTACCCTTTCAAAATATGATTTTTGATAGTCTGAGAAATTACCTGACTTATCTGTATTGAGCATAAAATCAGAACCTTGACAAGCATACATCTCTGCAGGTCTTCCATCTTCATCTCTAACTAATTCGATAGCCCCTGCGTCATAAATCAACAGATCTCTATCAATTTTTTGCCGAATACTACCAAAAGATTCTCTTGAGGAATTTGGATTAATTAAAAATTCAGCAATTTCCTCAGAATGTCTCAATTGCTCATCTGTTGTTTTACCACTTTCAGTTGCTGATTCAATTGGTATAATTTTTGGTGGGATCATAGCAAGTCTTGTTACAATCTTATCTACACATGCCCTAACCCAAGTGTTTTTTTCATAAACCAATCTCATCTCATCGAAAGTAATTCTATCAACAGTTTCACGTTGCATTTCAAATTCTCGACGTTGACCTAAAGTAGTTTTTCTTTTTCTAGGTCGCTTTCCCTCTTTAGTTTCTCTAACGTTTTTTGAGTTCATTAAAGAAAGTAAAGGATCACTTTTACTAAAAGAAATCATTTTTTACCTCCTAATCTGATGTTGTTCTCACTGATGTTATCCTATCGTTAATAAATGCTGAAAAAAAACTAACCAGCAATAAGTTTAAAGAAGATAGATATTCGTTATTATACGCTTTTACTATTGAAAAAATCAAGGGTAAAAGAAAACATAATGCTGTAGTGATTTTTAATAGTAAATCCCAATTAAAATTTTGAATCGTCTTCGTTATTAATTTCCAAGTACCCAATGTATCCTCCCCCAGTAGGTTTTGCTTCTGTCTTTATTGTATAAACTACGCCTGAAATTGCCTGTAACAAATCATGAGAACCACCTAAAGGGTGGTCATATTTATCTTCAAATCTTTCCAATTGTCTCATTTCTCTTTCAGGAAGATTTACTTTACCATCAGGTGTGTTTATAAGTAAAGGATACAAATGAAGTCTTTTAGCATATAATGTTCTTATCATTTCATCAAATGGTTCAGGTGTTTTGTCAATTGATAATACTTTTGATTTCACATTGATTTGTTTCATGGCTTGTATAAAGTCTGCACTTTGGTATCCATCTAAAGTTACACTCACAATAGGAAACCCTTTGGCTATAACATCAAAAATTATTTTCCTTATAGTTACAAGCTGAATAGGATTATCTTTATATCCTTTAAATGATGCCAATAAGTCAAATTTTATATTTGGTTCTTTTATTCTTTTTGTTTTCCCTTGAACATCTACTATTTCTGTATCTTCCCACTTATAAGCATGTCCAATTGCTAATCCCAATCTATCCCTAGTCAATCCAATATCAACATGACAATATCTAGGGATACCATCTTTTGTCCAAAAACTTGGATTAAAAACTGTTTCTGTTAATTCTCCATCAGGTTTTACTCTTGGTGGACTAGATATAGGATGTTTATAATTTTTTAAAGTCTCAAATGCTAAATCAATATAATCTTTGTTGTGAATAGCTGGTTGAACGGCATCAATAGGATTTGCACCAAAGTCTCTTGTGGCATTAGCAGGATTTCTTCTAAATTCATCAAAATATGTCTCTATAGTTTGCCCATCTCTCATCTTCCAAGTGGGAGCTTGTATAACCAAAGACTTATCATGA